AGATCATTACTCGAAAGTAACTGGTATCAGGATAATTGGGGATATAGATTCCCTCTTCTTAGAGACCAGAACGTTAAAAGCTTTTTCCAGAATACCAAAACAGGATATAGGCAATCAACAAGCGTAGTATCTAAAACTGTCGGTAAAGGCGGTTCAATTATTATCATTGATGACCCTAATGACCCAGGGGACTTATCTGAAATCAAAAGAGAGAACGTAATTAACTGGTGGACGCAAAGAATGTCTACCCGTTCAAATAACCCAGCTAATGACTGCCGAATAGTTGTCCAGCAAAGAACGCACGAGAATGATTTAACCGGTTATATCAGAAAGAATGACAGCGAGAGTGATTGGGTAGAATTAGTGCTGCCGCTAGAATTTGAGGAAAAGCGCAAGTGTATTACTGTTCCTCTTGGTATAGATCAGGTTATTTGGGAAGACCCAAGAAACAAAGAAGGAGAGGTGCTAAGTAGCTTACGCTTTGGCGAAAAGCAGGTAAATGAGTTAAAAAAGTTACTTGGCTCTTATGGTTATGCAGGGCAGTGCCAGCAAAGGCCTTCCCCTATCGGCGGCGGAATAATCAAGAAAAAATGGTTTAAGTTCTGGACTAGCCCTATTAAGCCTAAATTTGATTACATATTGCAAAGCTGGGATACGGCAATTTCCGATGAACCAACAGCTGCATATTCTGCCTGTACTACGTGGGGAGTATGGGGTGAAAAATCCGAGGATGAGTTATTTAGGATGATGCTACTCTCTAGTTGGCGGGGTCGTGTAGGCTATCCGGAGCTCCGAAGCAGGGCTCAGCGCTTAGCCAAAGATTATAAGGATATAGGTGAGCATAAGAACCCAATGCCGGCTCAAAGAACTGTTGATTGTTGTTTAATAGAAGCAAAGGCAACGGGCGATCCTTTAATACGTGATCTAAGGCTTGGGGGAGTTCCTGCTATAGGCTACACCCCAAAAGGCGATAAGAATGCAAGAGTACAGAGAGCAGCACCTCTTATTGAGTGCGGGCTTGTATATTTGCAGGCCGAAGAGAAAAATCCTGAAAGGCTAACTCCGTTCGCTGAAGAGTTTTTAGAAACAGTGATAACTTTTCCAAATGGGGAATCAAAGGATTTGGTTGATTCGATGACGCAAACAATTTTATACCTCCGAGACTTTGATACTTTAATTCATACAAGTGATGTTAAGGAAGATGAGACAATTACTAAACCTAGGAAATTATACTAATGGCAGTAGGAAGTAGAGCCTTGAAAGAGGCGAGATTAGATAGCATGAGGAAAAGACGGAAGAAAAGGGATAAGGTTATCCCCGATTTATCTGTTACCGAGAACCTTGAGCCTGAATTTCTAAATTTGACTCAAGAAATGCCGATGGAAGAACAAATCTTATCACGTATAGATAAGAAGGGCGAAGAATTAGCACCTCCGGATGCTACCTTTAATAGTAACTTTGCAGATGATATACCGGAAAGCGTCAGAGATAAAATCGCTGCTTACTTGGAAGAAGTAACAGAAAAAGATACTAAAAACCGCGCACCATGGCTTGATATAATTGAAAAGGCTAAAACCTTACTTGGCTTTAAAATTGAGGAAATACAAGACCCAAATAATGTCAAATCTAAATCCAATTCTTCCATCGGAAATGCTGCGCAGGTTAAGACTTACGATACGACATTCTCCAGCAGCGTGCTCAGGCTCTGGGCAACTCTTCGCTCCGAGTTACTTCCATCAACCGGTCCTGTAGGATTTAAAATACCTTCATATTTTGACCGCCCTCTTAATGAGAATGAATCAAATCGTCTAACTCCTAATGAAGATTACGAATTAAAAGGCGAGATGGTTAGGGATGCTTTAAATGAGTACTTAACAGTAGAAGATAAGGGTTTTTATCCAGACTACGATCGGTTCTTATTGTACTTAATTTTATATGGGTGTGTATTTCGTAAAATCTACTATGACTCTATTACAGGTAAGCCCTTGAGTAGATTTATCATGCCAGAGGACTTTTTATTTGATAATAACTGCTCAAGTATTACCGAATCAAATCGTCTAACTCATATTAGGTATCTCTCTAAAAGAGAAATCCTTTTTAACATGCAAAGCGGGATATTTTCAAAAGTTGATCTTGATTACCTAGATAGCGTAGGAAGCAGCGACAGCGAAGAAGCAACGGACGATTTGAAACCAAAACAGGTAGACCCCACAAATTCCCGTTTTCCTTTTTATGAGACGCACGAATATCTGGTTTTGAATGATTTTTTTGACAATAACAATACATCTGAGGACTATAGTATCCCACTACCTTACGTTATTACCAGATGCGGCAGCAGTAATCAGATCGTATCACTTACGCCAAACTGGGATGAAAATGATCCAACCAAAACAAGGATTAACTGCTTCATTCATTATAATTTATTCCCCGGGTTTGATGTTTTTGGACTGGGGCTTGCTCAAATACTTGGCTCTAATTCAAAGAGTTTAACTTCCATGCAACAAATGGCAATTGACGCAGCTATTTTTCAGAATTTCCCGGGAGGGATGAAGTCCAAGGGAATAAAGACTACTAATAATGATTTAACGATATTACCCGGGCAATTCGTAACTGTTGAAACCGGTAATTTGTCCTTGCGTGATTCAATCATGCCTCTTCCTTATAACGGACCATCGCCGGCTTTGCTTGAATATATTAACCGGATAACTGCTCAAACACAGGAGCTAGCCTCCGCAACAGAGATAGGACTTACTGAAAATAATCAGAATACACCTGTCGGTACTACGATTGCCTTGCTTGAGGTATCTAACCGGATGCAATCGGCAATAATGAGAACAGTCCATAGTAGCTTTAGCACCGAGCTACAGCTCTTTTATAAAATGTTCAATTTGCCATCACTACCTGCCGGTAAAGAAAGTTTAAATGTCATACCCGTATCTGATCCGTCTGTTGAATCTTCTACGCAGAGAATAATCAAGGCAGAGAGTATTTTAAAGTTAGCTAGCAGCAATCCGGAGCTACATAACATGCGAGAAGTATATTTAAAAGTATATCAGGCACTCGGAGTTGGCGACATTGATAAAATACTCCTTCCCGAAGCACCGCCGGAGCAGCAGCAGGAGCAACCTATAGACCCAGCTCTGCAGGTTCAGATTGCTGACATTGAGCAGCGAAAACTTGAAGTAGAGTCAAAAGAACGGCTAGCTCACTTAAATATTGAAGCTGACGGTTACAAAACTCAGATGAGTATCGAGCTCGATAAGGAAAAATTAGAACAAGAGAAGTATTTAGCCGAGTTAAAAGTATCTGAAGCTCAACAGCTTGCCGAGCAGAAATATCAAATTGAACTTTTAAAGCTCGAGCTAAACGAGAAAGAAAAAGTAATAGATACGTTAACTAAGGAACAGGAAATGAGTACTAAGAACGAGCTTGAATTACTACGGCTTGAGTACAAAGCAAAAGAAGCTGACTTAAAGGCACAAGTAGAAGTGCTACGGTCGCAAATTTCATCAACGCCAACACAAGAGGAGATTATTTATGGATAGGCAAAAAAGAGAGTTCGCTACTCGCCAAATGCAAGAGAGAGCCAGAAAAAAAGAAACGAGCTGTAATAAGTATGCCGCCGGGGGAGCGGCTAAAATTAGAAAGGACGTTGCTACAAAAAGCGGAGCAGCGGTCAAGCCCAGAAATATGGGGAGGAGCGGCAAATGATCGGCATCAACCGAAATAATATTTATAGCCGAGGCTCTTTTACTTCCGGCGTTATAGGAAATATTGAAGCTGAAATTGATAGATACAGGAGCATTTTAAGTAATCCGGCCAGCATCTCTACGCTAGAGGATTACAAGTATCATGTCGGGGTAATTGCCGGTCTTGATATAGCCCTTGAACTGTTTAACAGATACATAATAGAGGTAAATAACAATGACTAACTGTGAAATAGCCAATTACAAGGCGGAAGATTTTAAAACCAAAGGCATTGATCTCCAAAGCTTTAATAAGGAAGCAATGATAGAGAGATTCAAGGAAGTATCGGTTACCGGAATCAATGTATTGATTCTTATTTACAAACCGCCTGTTGAGGAGGTCACAAGAGGAGGAGTTATCATCCCGCAAACTGCCGTAAAAGACGATCTAGAATATAACTCAATGGTCGGGATGGTATTAAAGCTTGGGCCAGATAGTTATAAGGGCGATCAGTTCCCGAGCGGCTCTTATGTAAAAGAGGGAGACTGGGTCATATTCCCTCGTGGTTCATCATTGCAGTCAAAATATGAGGGTGAGCCGATCATTATGGTAGAAGATTTTAAAATCAAGCTACTAGTCGATAATCCATCAAAAGTATCAAGGTAAGAATATGTTTAAAATAGATATTGAAAATACAAGCGACTTAAACGCCGCTATTCCGCCTTTAAAAGAAATAGCCGAAAATAAGGACGAGAAGGGCGAGGATAAAGAAGAGCAAGCCGCTGTTAAAGAACAAGAACAAGGGTCGCAGGGCTTAGAGGGCGAGGATGATAAAAGCGAACGTCCTGCAGATGTTCCCGAAAAAGAAGAAAAGCCTACAAAAACCTCTACGCCTGACAAAGACAAGGAAAAATACTGGTCTAAATTAAAAAAAGAACGTGAAGAAAAGGTAAAGCTTACCGAGCAGTTAGAGCAGTTACAGCAAGAAAAACTGCAAATGGAACAAATGCTCAGCCAAGCTATCAATACTGGTTCTACCCATTATAAGAACAATGTTGCCAGCGAACTTGAAATGGCTCAGGCACGGCTTCAATTAGCACTGGAAAACGGGGATGCTGCTGGGGTTAGCAGAGCTACTGCGGATATTTCAAAGGCGACCCATGCCTTAAATGAGGCATCTAGAATCGCCAGTTTTCCTAAAGAAGAATACTCACCAGAGCATCTAAATCAGGTTCGAGCTAGGGAATATGAAGATAGGTTATATAGCTGGCTTGAAAGTAATCCTGAAGTAGATAGAAACGCCCCTGAGTATGATGAGAAGCTAGCGACCTCAGTATTATCCTTTATTACTAAACTGGATCGTAAATACCAGACCGGAGGAAAGGAACATCTAATAGGCTCTGGTAGTTATTACGGCATGATTGATGAGTATATTGATAATTTAAAAATGCAGGATACTTCCTCTGCAAGTATTCCTGCCAAACATTTTGGAGCAGTTCGCAGTCGCGCTCCACGAGAATCAATACCTGATCCAAAAACAAGGGAATTAAGCGATAGAGAGAAAAAGGCAGCTCTTGCTTTTGGTATGTCTTACGAGAGGTACCGGGAGCTTCTAGATCAACGTAACAAAGAAATGAGGTCAAAAAATGGCAATTAAATATAAACAAGACAAAAATAATGAGTTTAAGTCCGTAGATAGAGATATTAGGGAACATGAACTTGAAGGAAGTGATTTTGATTTAATGCTCACCGATTCAACCTGTCCTTTTAAAGCTTTAATCGATGAAATAATGCAACCGGGTGAGGAATATTATTTTGCTTATAATAATCCTGAGCGCATTAACAGGTTACTGGCAAAGAAGTGGTATGTCGTATCTCCTGATAGGCTTAAAAACAAACGTACTTATAGAGGAGACTTAAGATCGGAAAATGATTGTATTACTACCGGTGATACTATTGTTTTAGCACGTGATGAACGCTACGGGCTAAAAGAGCAGCAATATTATGAACAAAAGGCTATAAAAGTAATGCGAGATACTTTGCAAAAAGTACAGACCGATATCTACAATCCGGTCATGCCGTTTTCTGATAGAGCAATGTAGAAGAATATCATGTCATATTCTAAAATCATATTAAATAGCGATATTAAACTATCTTGGCCTTATCCCCGCACTGAAGGGGAGATTGCTAGTGACATTAATAATGTAATTTCTGAAAATGATGCATATACAATTACTTTGCCGCCTGCCAATACTGTAGAAACCGGTACTAGCTTGTTGTTTAATAATGTCGGTCAAAAAGACTTTACCCTCTTATATAATGATGGAACGCCGCTAACTAACGTAATTATTCCCGGGGAAGTAATACTGATATATCTAACTGAGAATCTAACCAGCACGGGAATATGGCAAGTAATACCTTTTGGAGGCGGTAGTAGCGGTATAGTAAGCTTTTCTACGGAAAGCCAGAATAACAGCTTGCAGATCACAAATTCAACTGTTACTCCTCCGACTGGGAACATTATTTTTAAGGTTGCCGATTCGTTGAATAATTTAAATAACCTGGCTACTCAGGTACAGAATGGATTTTTAGTAATAACCGGTAATACTCCATTAAGTTTTGTAACTCGAAAGATAGGAGGGGGAACCAATATAAATGTACAAAGCGGTGATGGGGAAACAAATGATGTAATTATTAATTTAGCCGATTCTCTAGTAGGATTATCCAGTATCAATGTAGGTAATCTCTTAATCTCGGTAAATACCATTACTACGGCAAGCGGCGATCAGGATATTAATCTAGCTACTGTAGATGATGGAGTAATCAATTTAAATAGTACTCAAATTGATAATATCGGTAATATGACAATACCGGGGAAGATTATAAATCCTGCTACTGCTAAAGCTTATTGTTTCTTTTATGATAATAATGCCCCGACTAATAATATCCAGATAGAGAGCAGCTTTAATATAGCATCGGTTAGCGGAGCAAACGGGTCTTATGTTGTGAAGTTTGCTACTCCTTTTCCTGATGGTAACTACGCAGTATTAACGACACTTAGCAGAGGAACGGAAGTCATAGCGCCGTTTCAGGTGTTCTTTAGGTCTAGATCTGCTACTGAATTTATTATTTTTACAACCGACACACTCGGTAATTTACTTCCTGTACTTGATGGCGTATCCGTAGTGGTATTTGGTAGTTAATTTTTAAAGAATTTAATCGAGAGAATATTTTATGTATGAATATCAAATAGAAGAAATATTTTTACACTCAGAGGGTTATGTAGAAGTTAAAGTTTCTTTAGATATTGAAAGGAAATACAAAATAATAGTAAAATTTACTAAGGGTTTTATTGAAGATTTTATTTTAGGTGTTGCTTCCGAAGAAGAAGTTAAAAACAAGTTAGAAAATTTATTGTTAAAGAAGGAAAGATTTTTGTTAATCAGATTGGTTAGATTAGCACTTGGCCATCCAATTATAAAAAAACAATTGCGAACCCATCAAAACGGAGTGTTCAGTATTGATTTAGTAAAATGGAAAAAAATAGTTAATAAAGTAGAACAAGAAGAACTTGAATATATTTTAGCTCAAGGGCTTGAAGATATTAACAGATTTTAATCTCAATGTCCCAAGTGTCCTTGTTCTTAACACCTGGTCTTTCTTTCTAAATCCCTATTGGTAAATACGTTTATGAAATTTAACCCAATCTATCAGTTTATTTGAATCATACTGAAATCTGTGATAAATATAACTAACCATATAAATATATGGCTATGAATAATATTATATGATACAATCAATGTATAAAGTAAAACTTACTTTTGAATGGGACGAAGAAAAAAATAGAATAAATATTGAAAAGCATCAAGTCAGCTTTTATAAGGCCCAAGAGGTCTTTTATGACTTAAACAGAATAATACTAAAAGATATTGAGCATAGTAATAACGAAGATAGATTTTTTTGTTTAGGTAAGGTAGAAAAACATATCCTAACCGTGCGTTTTACCATAAGAGGTCACTGTATAAGAATTCTTGGAGCTGGTTATTGGAGAAAAGGAAGGAAAATTTATGACAAAGAAAATCAAGTATACAAAAGGTGAAATCGGTAAAGTAGAAATAATTAACGATTTCCTACCATCCCCAAAAGAATTGGTACTAAAAAAAGAATCTGTTAAAGTAACTCTTGTTTTAAGCAAAGACAGTGTAGATTTTTTTAAATCTCAAGCATTAAACCATCATGTACCATATCAGAGAATGATCAAAAACTTATTAGATAAGTACGCAGATTCTCATAAAAAACTTAAAAAAGCTTAAATAGTAGTACGATTTGCAAAAGGAATAATCTTTTTGCTATAATACAATTAGGTAAAAAAAGTCATAACCGGGCTTAAAAAGGTTTCCGTCATTGCTAGACGTTAAAAGGCGTAGTTTGTAGCTAAATCTCTAAAAAAGCTACCTCTGTCATCGCAAGACACAAAAAGGCTAGTTTTGAAACTTATCTATAACAAAGTTTATCGTCATAACTAGACGTTAAAAGGTCTCCTGAGCTTGAATTAGCTTATCTTTTTTTAAATTTAAAATATTTACGTTTTTTAATAATTAACAATATATGAGGAAATTATGTCTAACGGCATTAATAGACCTTATGGTTTGGAAGTAGTTCAGTCTCAAATAGGAAACGGCGGAACACAAAAACTAGGTCAATACTTTATTTACGCATCCGCTGACGGCTTAACCACGCAGCCAAACAGTATTTTTCAAGGTGATCCCATTAAATTTGTAAGTGCCCCAGGCCTTGCTGTCATGGCAGGAACAATAGCACCACAAAAGTTATCAGCTCCAACAAACGGAACACAGGTACAAGCTGTTGCAACAGCAGATGCAGACGCTTTCCTTGGGGTGTTCATAAGCTGCGCTTATACTGATGCAAATACCGGTATACTTGTTGAATCTGATTACTGGCCAGGCGGTAGAGCGGTAAAAGCCGGCACACCTATTATTGCATATGTCAATGATGATCCAATGGCGGTATTCAGAGTGCAGGTATCAAGTTCTGTAGCAGCTGCAACAGGAATTACTTTTTTAGCAACCGGGCTTGGTCTTAATGCCAGTTTATCAGTAGCAGGAATAACCTTCACGGATGCTACTGCTATCGCTGGTGGTCAAAACCCCCGCAGCGGCAGTAATATATACGGCTCTGTTTACTATCTCGATGGCTCAACTTACTCAGCTACTACAGCTACCTTAGACGTAAAAATTATTGGAATTGATCCAGTAATTACCGGTAACGCAAATCCTACAGGATTAATACCGGGAGTAAATATGCCATTTACTAACCTACTAGTTAAATTTAACAAGCATATGTACGGATCAAGCGGCGTAGCAGGTCCAACAGCCGGAGCATAGGAGTATAAGGTTATGTCCATAATAACAAGCGGCAATATGCCGTCTCTTTTAAAGGAAGGATTATACCTACCGAAAGAGAAGAAAAAAACACCTGTTAAGGCAGGATCAGTAAAGAAAACTAAAACTAAAGGTAATTAATTATGTCTATTATAACAACCGGTGATATTCCAAGTCTGCTTTGGCCGGGTCTTTATGAGGTAAAATCTCAGTATGATCGGTTTAAGGGGGAATATACCAAAATCTATGAACAGGCTAATTCTGTCAAACATACTGAAAGGTTGGTTGATATTAGAGGAACAGGCTACGCTCTTGAGAAAACCCAAGGTGCTCCTATTAAAATGGATAGCATGGCTGAGCGGTTTATTTATGAATTTGTCCATCGGGAATTTGCTCTCGGTTTTCAGATTACCAATATTGCCATGGAAGATGATCTTTATGCCGATCAGTTCTTTAATGGTACTAAATCGCTTACTACTTCCTATGAACAAACCAGAGAAGTAGTAGCTATGAATCCTTTTAACCAGGCATTTAACGCAGCAGCAACTCTAGCTAACGGACAACCTCTCTGCTCCGGTTCTCAGCCTTACGACGGGGGTGTTTATTCCAACAGAGTTGGGGCATATAACGGCGTTAATATTAATGTCGACTTTAGCGAGGCAGGCGTTGAGCAGGCAGTAATACTAGCGGGTAAAATGAAAGATCAAGCAGGACTGCTAATTAATGCTCAAATTGAGAGATTGCTACTACCGCAAGATTTAATGTTCTCAGGTTGCAGGTTACTTGAGTCCGTATTTAGAACAGGAACGGCTAATAACGACATAAATGCACTTTATAACATGAAAGCTATTCCGCAAGGTTATGAAGTAAGCCATTTCTTAACAAGTCCTAGCAACTGGTTTGGATTAACTAATGTTAAGGGAAGTCGTAAGCATTTCGTAAGACGTCCGCTTAAAGTTAACGTTACAACTGATCCCGTAACTGAAACCATGTCAGTGCTTGCATCAGGTCGTTATTCTTTTGGTATGTTTACTCCTCTTGGAGTAATTGGCGCACAAGGTTCTACAGCTTAAACCTTATAAAAAAAGAAGCACTTAAGCTTTAATGAGCCAAGTGCTTCCATGTTTTGTAAAAGAACTTAAAATTAGGAGAAAATTATGTCCCAATTCTACGAATATAACTGGCCTACTCCAGTTGTCAATGGCATATCGCTTTTCCAAACACTAACTGCAAATATTCCGATGCTGTTAAATGGTTCTTATGTTAACAAAATCACAGGAACAATTAATTTTATTGATTTTGGTATTGTTCCAAGAATTACTCTTAATTCAGCGGCCAATCTTTCTGGTATTAATTTTCTTATTACCGGTTATCAGAATGGGGTTTTCATTAGTGAAACCTTAACCGGGCCAAATGCAAATACAGTTACAAGCGTCAACTGCTTTGATACTGTAACGCAGATAATTCCAACCGGTACTACAGGCTCTACCGTTCAAGTCGGCGTTGCTTCCGTTGGTTATTTTCCAATGATTCTATTAAACACCGCTAAGACCAATACTTCTTCTATAAGCTATGCCTTAAATATCGTAGCAGCAACAGCTAATCCTGCTACTTATCAGGTATTTTTATCGCTAAAGAATAATTTAGGCCTAGGGAAATACGATGATTTAACCGCCGCCGCTAATGGTAATTTTGTTGCTTCTGCCGCTGCTGCTACTGCGTCTGCATTAATACAGTATAATTCTTTAGCTTCCAATTTACTCATTAAAATTGGCACTAATAATAATGGCTCGGTTCTTAAAGCTCAATTCCTGCAATTGTAATTAAAAAGGAAGATAAAATGCCGGCAACTAGTGGAAGTTATAGTTTTAATAGCATAAAAGGAGAGCTGATTATCAGAAAGGCTTATGAGTTAATCGGCATGCCTCTTAGCATGGTCACTGCCGAGCAATATAATTCAGCACTTAATATTATTAATTTTATTTTAAGTGATTGGGCTAACTCTAACGTCAACTTATGGACATTAAAGCTAAATCCTGTTTTTTTAACTCCAGGGCAAGCATCCTACCCTCTACCAAGCAACATTACTAAAATATTTCAGGTATTCTTAAGAAGCAACGTAAGACAATTAAATGGAACACCGCAATCAAATACTGCAAATACTTATGATGGAAACGGAGGAGGAATTGCTGCTTATGCTTTTGATGGTAATCCACTGACAAGATGTACACAAGACGTTCAAAACGGCAATATTTCTTATGATTACGGTTTAGGGGTAACAAAGCAAATCAGCATTATCGGCATTCAAAGTTATGTTTCTAATCGTCCATATAGCTTAGTTTTAGAAGCATCACAGGATACGATAAATTGGTTTCCTGTTTTTACTCCTCCTCCATTATATCCATATCAAGCACATGTAATTTCATGGTTTTATGTACCTGATCCAATTTATGCAAGGGCATATAGAATTAAAGAAACAGGAGGATACACACTCGATATTGAAGAACTTTATTTTAATAGTATAAGCCAGGATACTACCATGAGCGAGGTATCCAGATATGAATATTTAACCTATCCCAATAAATCACAAATCGGTAGACCTACTATTTACTACGTTGATTACCAGCGGACTCCGTCTTTGTATATATGGCAGACTGCTGCTCCAATGTATAATTTAATAATGTATAGCGGTCAAAGTAGTATAGAAACACTAGAGAATTATACGCAAAGTATAGATATCCCCTCATATTTTTATACTCCTCTAATATATGGACTCGCTAGCATGCTAGCAGCACAATGCGCTCCTGAAAAAGAAGAAGGTTTAAAAATGAGATATCAGGAAACTTTAAATCCGGCAGTGATTAATAATACAACGGAAGTACCGCTTAAACTGGAGGTATATGGCAACTAGCTTAAAAGTGATCCCTGTAAATACGCAAATGGGAGATTACGTTAGAAAGGACGTCATTGAACCTATTGGAACTTGTGATTATTGGCTTAAATTACAGAAACGGGGCAAAAGCGAACTAGAACTCCAAATTTCTGTCAATTTCTTCTCTGTTATAGAAAATATCCTGCAATAAGTTTATCTTACTTAAATGCTTTAT